GCCATATCCTTAAAAGTAACATTCTCATCCTTGGATATCTTTGACATTTCTAACCAGCAGCAGACAGTAGTGACTAAGGTTGTCCATGCCGATCCTGTTGGAATGCCTTTCATTATTAAGTATATGTACCCACCCGGGAGTACTACGTGCTTATTGATAAATCCACTCATCATATAAAAGAAGTGATTGTCAATTTGCTCGCTTTTTGGATAGCAGCTTCTGAGAATGGAAAAGGCAGTGGCTATAGTTTCTTCCGAGACCGTCTGATCGTGTTTTGACCAGTCAGAACACAGCACGTTTAGTCCACTAAACCTTTCTACAAATTTATTCCAATTACCGTGGTACATATTGTACCCACACATTAATTCCGTCTTCTCCCCTTGTTTTTGAAGTCTCATTAAAGCGTTCATTATGGGTCTAGAATAGACTTGGCATATTTGGTTCACTGGAAATTCCGGCATTAACACGGCTCTAGACCGTGCGGCTTTACCTTCTATCAGATCCTGAACTCTCGCTCTTCCGCCTATTGCCCACAATGATGTGTCCTGTCTAGGAGTTTTGGCCGTTTCTTCCCATAATAATTTGGCGACTTCTGTTCCATCCACAAAACTGTTCGCTTTCGTTGTTCCTAAAACGTGCTTAGACTCGAAACCTGGATAAGTCCCCGGCTTTACTTCCATAAAGTTTAGATCGTTCATTTCCGGAATCCTTTCTATTTTCGGGAGGATCAACTTCTCCCCCCTGAATTCCATAACGGACACGTAATCGTCATAAGATAGCTCGTTCGGCGTGTCTTTCACAAAGTTCTGGAGGTCTACTTGTGAGGTATCCCAGCTCGCCTTGACTACAACCTTCAGAGAATGATACTTCTCAAACGCTTCGGCTCCCTGTGTCGTATTCTCACAGAAATCCATGAACCTTCCGTCAGCGTGTACGAACTCCTGCTTCATTGTTCCTACTTTTCTAGGGTGGATTCCAACAAACCTCGAGACTCTACCAACCTCTAACGGAAGATTATCCTTGAACCTTTGGGGCAACTTACCCGGACCTAAGAGTGTCATATCAATAGGTAGATCCAGCCTCTTTTTGTTTAAGTCCACATTGAGAGTGGGACCAACGACTGGGTTCGTCTTGTATTGATGTGATGGTCTCTTGTTAGGCCAGTAGGGTATTTTCCTCTTATATCTTTCAGGCTTCATAAAGCTGTTAGTAATAGA